CATTAACTGGTGGTATAAACTTTTGATCAATATTGTCAAGTGTATCCGTGGGTAAATACACGCCGGTTTCTTTATATTTGTTATATCTTGCCACAGTTAATTCATTTGAAGTTTTTTGCGTGCGCGTTAGTCCATCTAAAACATCATCAATTGTTATAATTGGTTCAACCAAACTATTTTCAGGAATGTCATTTAATGTTATAAAAATTGCTTGGCAAAACGGACATTTTGAACCATAAATAACCGGAGTCTGAAGCAAGTTATAAGGACAATAAGGGCAATTTGGAAAATTTTTGCAAGCATTAAACTTTCCATTATTGTCAATGTAAAATTGTCTTGCTATATCTAGTTTACGGATTGGATTCATGTTTACTTCATTAATTAACGTTGTAATATTACTACCACTAAACAAATATGTTTTGCATGCTGCTATCCACTTTAAGTCACGATCATCTAATGTGTTTGGAACATCTTTCAATTTTTGTAATTGCTGAAATTTTGCTTCATTGTCTGGAAGCGGAATAAGAATTGTTTTGGGAAAACGACGCAAAGCCGCTTCATCTATTTCCCACGGCGTATTTGTTGCGCCCAAAACGAGTAATTTTCTATTATCAACGCCAACACCGTCCATTTGCGTCAAAAACTCTGTTTTTAATCTGCGCGCCGATTCAGATTCTTTGTCTCCTCCTCTAGTAGTTAACAGCGAATCAATTTCATCAATAAAAATAATAGAAGGTTTACCTGTTTCTTTAATTTTATCACGTGCAACAGTAAAGAGCATTTTAAAAATTGCTTCGCCTTCGCCCACCCATTTTGATACAATATCTCCAATTGAAATTGCAAAAAAAGTAGAGTCTGATTCTGACGCAACTGCTTTGGCTAAAAAAGTTTTTCCTGTTCCTGGTGGACCATATAAAAGGACTCCGACCCAAGGCTTTCTTGACCCACTAAATAATTTTGGTTGTCTTAAAGGCAATATTACCGCTTCTCGCAATGCGTCTTTTGCGTCTTGTAAACCGGCGACATCATTCCATGTCATATTATTTCTTTCAGGAGGCAACATTGTTGCTAATATTTTTTGTTTATATACTTCCAATTCTTTCTCTGCCATTGCTTTGGGATCATTGGTGGGGTCTTCTCCTTGATTGGACATATTTTATATATAAAACATATAAAATATTTAATATTTTTTTATTGAAATATACTATAATTTAAACTACTTTTATTATTTATTCTGGCACTTAGGCTTTGTAACACCAAAAACCATTCAAAAAAATAAAACTTATCATTTGACCTGTTGTTATGCTAACAGTCGTTGTGGCCGAGCCTGGTATATACACACCGGTTCCTGATTGGGCGCTTGTTTCACTAAATATTATACTTGATGCACCTGCATTAGGGTCATACATAAATATTACCATTCTTCCATTAACTCCTCCACTAATATTGGAGATAACTCTGTTAGTATTTGCATTAGTAATAGCAATTAAAGTTGCATCTGGAATTGTAACCACAGTTGATGAGGCCGTAGTTGGAAGATTAGGTCCATCTATTCCTCCCACTGAATATATTGTTTTTAAAACAACGCTTGCAGCAGGACCTGTTGGACCTGTATATCCGATTGGGCCTTGTATACCTGTATAACCAGTTGGGCCTGTAACTGTGCTTTTAGGTCCTGTCGCGCCTTGATCTCCAGTTGGACCTAAACTTATATTTGAAGGTCTTTCAAAATTGGAAAGCACATTAGTATCAAAGTTTATTTTTTTTACTCTATAAAGATGGATTATTAATCTAGCATCTACCCAAGAAAATCTGTGAGATCCTCCGGCAAGAGCAGTTCCCCACACTATTGCTGAATTTGGTGGATGGGTTGCACTCCACAACGTAAATGAGCCTTGTGCATTTAAATTCCCTCCATAAGGACCAGTTGCAACATTAAACGTGTCTATTACGGTTATTGCAGATGTTAAAGAATTTCTAACACGAGCTTCATAAGTAAATACATGTTCCGGTCTTGTATTTCCTCCAGCATGATAAGGATTGAATTCAGCTGACCAAGAAAATGTCCACAATTCATCCGAAGGAATGGTAAAGGCTTTTGTAGTGTAATCATTGTTTCCCCAAGCTGGCGGTGTAGGCAATGTTACTGAGGCAACGTCCGCTAGAGATTCTGAAAATATACTGCTTCCTTGAGGTCCAATTGGTCCTGTATATCCAGTTGGGCCAGTAACAGTGCTTTTGGCTCCGGTTGGTCCTGTATAACCGGTGTATCCTGTAACTGTGCTTTGAGGCCCTGTGGGTCCAGTTGCGCCTTGCATACCAGTTGGTCCCAAACTTATATTTGACGGTTTTTGAAAATTAGAAAGCACATTAGTGTCAAAGTTTATTTTTTTTACTCTGTAAAGATGAACTATTAATCTAGCATCACTCCAAGTAAATCTGTGAGAACCGCCTGCAGCAGCAGTTCCCCACAATATTGCAGAATTTTCTGGATGGGCAGCACTATCTAATGTAAATGAACCATGCGCATTCAAATTGCCACCATATGGGCCAGTTGCCACGTTAAATGTATCAATTGTTTTTATTGCTAATGTTGAAGAATTTTTAACACGAACTTCATAAGTAAATACATGTTCAGGCCGCGTATTTCCTCCTGCGTGGTAAGGGTTAAATTCAGCCGACCAAGAAAATACCCACATTTCATCCGACGGAATAGTAAAGGCTTTTGTAGTATAATCGTTGTTTCCCCAAGCTGCTGGAGCAGGCAATGCAACAGATGCGACGTCTGCGAGTGATTCTGAAAATATCATGCTTCCTGCTGGTCCAACCGCTCCTGTATATCCAGTTGGGCCTGTTGTTGTGCCAGCCGGTCCTGTTGGTCCTGTTACTGTGCTTTTGGGTCCTGTTGGTCCAGTTCCTATTGATCCTGTATATCCTGTTAAACCCTGTTCACCTTTTAAACCTTGAATTCCTTGAGGTCCGGTTGGTCCAGTTCCTATTGGTCCTGTTGGTCCAGTTACAGTGCTTTGAGGTCCTGTTGGACCGGTTCCAATTGGTCCTGTATATCCTGTTAAACCTTGTTCCCCTTTTACGCCCTGCATTCCTGTTGGACCTGTATATCCTGTTGTTCCTGTTTGTGTTCTGGCATTTGCGCTATTGATAATGTCTACAATAGAAGCTGATATATTTAAAGTTCTACTTCCTGTTTCATTATAAGTTAGAGTTCCGTAAGTAAGACTAGTTTTGACACTAGATGTATTCATTGTAAGACCTTGTTCATTCAAATAACTATTATATGTAGGACCGCCTGTTTTTGAATTATTTGTAACTGATACAATAGTGCTGTTTATTTCTGTTTTTTTTACATTTATTGCGTCAGACGTATCTAAAGTTATTTGGTTGCTTTTAACGCGTAGCGCCGCGGCAGGAGTATTGTCAACCCATATGCCTTGTAGTCCAGCCGGCATTGGGTCTAAAGGCTGTGGTTCTAATGCTAAATAAGTAGGATCTATTCCTCCTGAAACGTATAATTTGCCAAAAACCATTACGTCGCCAGTAAATCCAATTCCAGTATATCCAGGACCAGTTGCTCCTATAAAATAAGAATTGCTCCATTGACTTGGTCCTGTATATCCTGTTGGACCTGTATATCCTGTTAAACCTTGAATGCCTTGAGTGCCTTGGATTCCTTGGATTCCTTGTATGCCTTGGATTCCTTGCAATCCTTGTTGACCTGTATATCCTGTTAAACCTTGTTCTCCTTTTTCTCCTTTGGGTCCGTCCACACCATACCTAGTTGGACCGCCATTAACACCTCCAATATCCGCGGCAATTAATTTAATACCCATTGTCGCACCAGACGTTACCAAATAATAATGCGGTAAATTATGAAATGATGCAATCTCAATGTAGTCTCCTGCGTTAAAATAATTCATATACAGATTTGGTGTGGATTCCATTGCGGTAAAAATATACTCATTTCCAACAATGTTGTTACCATGGATGTTTGTGTTGACTAATGTATTATCTATTTGATATCCATTCTTTTTTAAATAAGATGCCAAGATATAGCTTTTCATATTTGATTCTCTCGTGGAAGCCGCTTGAACTCTAAAATAATACCATATCTCGTAAACTCCGCTCCTTTCTATTCTGATTCTTGTTTTATTAGTTCCATTTCCTAAAAGAGAAATGCCTTGTTCATATATTTTTTCTGTGAATTGCATTATAGTTTCAGCAGTGTAAACAGATTGCAAATTGTCGTCGGTTAAAATATAAGAAGCGGCTACATTTGCGCCGGAACTTGAAGGACCAGTTGGCCCAGGAACGCCTTGTATTCCTCTCGGACCTTGAGCCCCAGACTTACAGCAATTTTGTGAATTATTTTTTTGTGAATTTAGATAACTGGAGTATGACGCCATATTATATATAATTATATTTAATATGCCATTTTTCTTGCTATAACTTTACGAATATTTTTTAAGACTAAGGAGGAGAAGTAAAGCACTTAACAATTTCGCCTAATAAAAATTTACTATTAAAATAATTATTTTTTACACGTTTTAAGCATCATTTGATATGAACCAATAACTTGTGCCACTAAATGTTGCAATTTGAAATTTACGCATTAACTGTGTTCCTGTTAAGTTAACAGTATTCAATGGCGTATTAAAAATTGTGTTATCAATTCCTATAATATTAGTAGCAGGGGAATTAACTACTACTATTTGTAATGCAGCTTGTGCTTGACTTGTACTTGATGTTCCTCCAGTTCTTCTAAACTGAACATATCTACCATCATCTGCGCCAGTAATTGCAGGTAGAGTAATAGTTCCAATTGTGCCTGCTGCGCTTGAAAGTGATGTTATATAAATATAATTATAATAATAGTCGCTCCAAAGTGTATAAGTAAATGGTGAGGCGAATGAGCCTGATTGATACCCTACAGCCTCTTGTATACCAGCTTTAACATAGATTATTCCAGTTGGTCCAATTGTTACAGAAGAATTTGCATTATAAGAAATTATTGGATAATTATAATATATTCCGGTTGGACCGGTTGGGGACCAATAAACAACTACACTTGGTCCTGTAAAACCGGTTGGTCCTGTTACTGTGCTTTGTGGTCCTGTAGGTCCTGTAACAGTGCTTTGAGGACCTGTATATCCAGTAGGTCCGGTTACTGTGCTTTGTGGTCCTGTAGGTCCTGTAACAGTGCTTTGAGGCCCAGTTGGTCCAGTGAAACCATAAACGCCAAAACTCGTGTGAATATGTGAATATGTTGCGCTGCTTTCAAAATAAATTACTGTATCATGATTTGTTGCCACGTTATTTGTAGCAGTAACAATTACATAAAGTGCATCATATGCAGATATATTGGTATATGGAACTAATAATGATAAAGTATAAACATTTATTGTATTATTTCCTGTAACAAATTGACTAGATGAACCTGATCCAATTTCGGACCCAATCGTAATAGTTCCTACTCCATCTACAGTTATACCGTATAAATGGTATTTTAAGGATATGTGATCAGCATCAGCAGCTGTAGGCGATCTTGCAAAAATATTCATATCCCATATTCCTTCAGGTATAAAACTTGGATTTTGTAATTCAGATTTATAAATGGCAAATTGCGATAACCATTCTTCTTGGTTTTGTGAATTAATTTGGGCTGTTATACTAGTTTGTGCTGCTGCGCTTGTAGTTAAAGATAGTAATCTAACATTTGTTGGATTAGATGGTATTGGAGAAATTACAGGATTAGGTGTTGGGGGAGCAGTTGGACTAATAATTCCGCCTGGAAGAGTTCCATTTATTAAATCAGTAATCAAGGGATTTGTTGTTTGACTATAATTCATATATAAAATTAATCCTGAACTAACACCTGAATCCCCTTGAAGACCGGTTGGTCCGGTCCAACCGGTTGGGCCTGTAACCGTGCTTTGAGGTCCTGTTGGACCTGTTGGACCTGTTACTGTGCTTTGTGGTCCTGTAGGTCCTGTAACAGTGCTTTGAGGACCTGTATATCCTGTTGGTCCTGTTACTGTGCTTTGTGGTCCTGTAGGTCCTGTAACAGTGCTTTGAGGACCAGTTGGTCCTGTTACTGTGCTTTGAGGACCTGTATATCCAGTAGGTCCTGTTACTGTGCTTTGTGGTCCTGTAGGTCCTGTAACAGTGCTTTGAGGTCCTGTTGGTCCGGTATAACCAGTTAGACCCTGGACGCCAGTTGGTCCTGTTACTGTGCTTTGAGGTCCAGTTTGTCCTGTGTGTCCAGTTGGTCCAGTAAAACCAGTTGGGCCAGTAACAGTGCTTTGAGGTCCGGTTGGACCTGTTCCTATTGGTCCTGTGTAACCAGTTGGTCCAGTTGCGCCTGTATTTGTTGCCGACCCTGGCAAACCGGTTGGCCCCTGAGGTCCCTGTGGTCCTCTTTTACATTCTATTACAGGCACGTTACATGCTCTTTGGCTGTTAATATAATCAGTATAATTTGTATAGTTTCCCACATTTCTACTAATGGTTGGACAGCACTTTTTATTAAATTGAGACATGTTATATAGTATTTTTAATTATTTAAATTTTCATAATTAAAAATAAATTAAAACCTGTAAACTTTTAATGCATTTATTTAGCTCGAGGGCAACGGTGCAAGACACAATCGAATGGACCCAAGTGACGCCACATCATACTTCACAACTAAAGGTAAATCGTTCTCCAAATAAACCTCAATTTGCGAACACAAATTTGTGCACTTGATAAAATAGCCTAAATTCTTCAAAGAAAACTCGCCCTGAATAACCTTTGACGAATCTTGCTTCAAAATGAATCCCATGCTACCATCCGACTCGGCTCGGTGGATTTCAGCATTGGCGAATTGGCCAGAGCACTTGAAGATGAGCTCATTACCAACCGACTTGATCTCCAACTTATCCGAAATGCCAGACAAATCACGAATAATCTTCTGGAAATCAGCAGAAGGCAAATTGATAATGGAAGAAAAAGTCACGTTGGGATACTCAAGCTCCTCAGGATCAGGCTCAATCAATCGCAACTTCTGCGTCTTGCATTGCTTAATCTCACCATTCTCAAACTTTAAAGCCAAATGCGAAACAATTCCGTCCACGTAATCGCCATTCTCAATATAAATGGTAAGCGTGTCATCATTATCAATAGAATTGATCAACTTGAACAAGTGGAACATGTTTACGCCAATAATAATCTTCTCCTTCTTGCACTCATAAAACTCAAAATTTTGCGAAGCCAAATACAAGTGAGCTAAGATGGTGTGAGACTTGTCCATATTAATAATGCGAATGCCATCAGGTTGAAATGAAATATTCGTCTCTAAAAGAATATCCTTTAACGCAGTCATTAAAGTTCTAAAAGGAGCGATTTGAACCGTCTTAATAGTCAAAACATTGTTATCTGTTGATCCCTTTGATGCAAAATTTGACATTTATAACTAAACTTTATTCATAATCTTTAAATACTTATGTTCCAAAATATTAAAATTAAACGCACCGAATTCTAATATTTTTATTTTTATGCTAGATTTACTTTGGGAACGTGTTTTTGTCCATGACCATATTTATTTTTTGCCTGCTTTGCTAATTTGAGTGCTTTGCTTCCTGGTTTGCAGCCTTCTTCTAATATATTGTAATCCACCGCGGCTGCTTTTCCTGAAGTTATTGAGCTTGCAAGTCTTGCTATACCCCACGATTGTCCAGTTTGATTTGGTCTTGATCCTGAAGAAAAATACGCTCCTTCTCCTTTATTGATTATTTTTGCTAAAGCCGCCTTTGAACATCCGGTTTTCTTTGCCAATTCATTTGTTGCTCCAATTTTTTCCACTTTATACATTTTCCTTGCGTCTGCTACATGCTGCGAGGGTTTTGATTTGAATGATTTTACTTGTTTTCTTGTATAATAGATACCTTTTTTGTAAAGCCTGCGAGATTTTAAGAGCATCTTGCTCACTTTTTTCTTGTCCTTTTGTGTTAAACGTTTGGGCAAGTATCTTAAAACAACTTTTCTGGTCTTGTTCTTTGTCATTTCTCTCTTTCTTATTAAATGATGATAAATTAAATTTATTATTGCGACAAGAAAAATAATATTTATTTGGGATTTATCATATAAAAGGTTTTTAAATACATAAATTATTAATTTAAATGGCCGAAGAAAACGAAAACGAAAACGAAAAAGAAAAGGCAAAAGCAAAAGATTACTTTGACAATATAGAAGCGCTATTTGACAAATATCAGAATAACTCATACATGTTACAACGGTTGTGTTATCATATAACTGATATTCTTCCTTCTACACTTGAAACGGAAGAGAAGAATCACGAAAAGCGAATTGAACGCACCGCTTTTTTAACCAAGGAGCAGCAAACCTTCATTCAAATCTTTTTGAGTAAAAATCAATATTATTACCTGTCAAATAATAACTGCTTTTATCAATATGATGGAAAAACTTATAGGATGGTGTCGGAAGACGATATTCAATACCAGCTTCTCTCTACTATATCCAAAGACAGAACGCTAATGGAATGGAAACATAAGACTAAAATCAATATTATAAAACAAATCAAAGAGAGAAACCTGTTCAAATCAATTCCGGAAACAGCCACTATTCAAAAAATTATTAATTTATTATATCCTGCGTTATTTGCAACTAAAGGAGAGGTTAAATACTTTTTAACAATTATTGGCGACAGCATTCATAAAAAGCATAATGATTTGGTATTCTTAACCAAGCCAAAAACAAAGAAGTTTTTAAATGAAATAGACAATATATGTTATATGGTAACCGGTTATGCAAACATTACCAGCAATTTTGTTACTAAATATAATGAGACGCATAATTTCAATAATTGTCGTTTAATTAATATTGCGGATAGCATTTTGTTTGATAATTTGAAAGAACTACTCACCAAAAATGGTCTAGATTTCTTGTGCGTTGCAACTCATTATTCTGACCGTTATGGTAATTCCGATCAATATGTTCTCTCGTCGGAAGAGTTATCCAGTTACACTTTATACCTTAAAAACAATTCTCAAATGGATATTTTTAATAAGTTCTGCGAGCATTCTATTGAAGTCGTCGCTAATGAGCCGTCTAATAAAAAATTCTCTATTCAGTGGAAAAACATGCACTTTATATGGAAGCTTTTTATATCCAAGCATTCTCTGCCAAGCGTAATCTACATTAATACATTTAAAAAACTACTTAAAGAAAAATATGCCTACGACGAAACCACCGATACGTTCTATAATGTTACAAGCAAATACATGCCTTTTGTTAGCAATTTTATTCAGTTCTGGGAAAATACTATTGCCGCGTCTACTAACGGCGAATTTGATTACGAAATTGAAATTGATGAGTTGTGTGGACTATATAAAAAATGGATTCATGATAATTCCGAGACTTGTTATTCTGCTGGAAATGCGAATGAACACGATGTTTTAAAGATTATTAATCATTTTTTTCCTAGTTTTGAAGTCATTGAAAATAAATATATCCTCAATGTTCAGTGCAGTTTATGGGATAAAATTGGTGACATGAATAAAGCATTGGAGAAAATGAAGGAACATTATAAGGAAAGCATATTGTTTAACCAAAATGCTGCTGCTTTAATTCCGTTTGATGAAATCTATTCTTACTACACAAAGAACAAACAAACCAAATTCACGATTAGTAAACGCTACTTTGAAAAATATTTGGACGTTGCCCTTGCAGATTTTATTGAATTTGATAATTTTGTTTCCATTTCATGGTTGTCAAGTTAATTAAATATTATAAGTTTGTTATACGTTATAATATTTATTAGATTATTTATTTATTTCTTGCCTCCAGTAGGCATTTGTCCAGGATTCATAGTTTGTCCAGGATCAGCAGGAGGAGGAGGAGGAGGAGGTTGGCCACCTCTGCGTCTGCGTCTGGAACCACCTGTCACTGGAGCATAATTACCGTATCCACCGCGCATCTTCTTGGACTTGCCAATCTTGACAAAACCAAACTTGCCCTTCTTGGTGCCATATCCGGCCTTAACAAGGCGCTTCTCCTTCTTGGCGGTCATGTGCTTCTTTTTGGAAACAATGCGACCGTTCTTGTTCATCATGATTTCTTGCTTCTTAAGACCACCGCTGGTCTTGTAAGCAGTTCCGTGTAAAACTTGGGCTCTGGAGCCCTCTAACATCTCGTACTTATGTCCGTGAATGAGATAGTGGCCGCTTGAGTTTTTCGTGTAACGAGTCATTATAAATTAAATAGAGAAAATAAATAAAATTTATTAAAACCGTCTAAATAATTTCAACGCGCTAGAATCTGTTTTTAATTGGCGCCTCGTATCCACCTTCCACACGACCCAATAATCTTGCATCTCCGCTTGAATTATACGGCGCATTACCATACACAGTTGTTCCACCGCGCGCATACCTTATTGCATTCACTGCTCTAGCAGTCTGCGTTGACAAAGGAATCACATCCGGATTACTGTTTTTAATTATTTTGCTATTGATGGGGGATGGACAAATACAGTTCTTATTGCCAACCTCAACGTTATTATCTAAAACATTTATAATCTGTTTTAAGTTTCCTGCTCTGCGCCCAGGAATAATGAATAAAGAAGAACGAGTTGAAGCCATTATATACTGTAGTAAGTGTTTTTATTTTAAAATTTAGATTTATTTTAATTTATTTTTATTTATTTTATGAAGTTATATTATATGGCAAACAAGACACACAGAAATTATAGAAAACGCTCTAGTAAAAACAAAAATACAACAAAAAGGGTCTTGAAAAATAATCAAACAGTTATTGGGTTAAAACCATTTGAAGTCGCATTTGGAAAAACTCTTTCAAAAAACTTGACAAAATCTAATAATGACCTTAAAAATGAGTTTGTTAAAGAACTTTTGTCTAAATTTACTCCTGGACATATTAAACCCAACAACGACTTTTACGATTATATTAATTATGGCTGGTTACAAAAGGTTTCTTTAGAAAAGTCTCAAGAATACATTATCCAAATTGACGATTTTAGACTTACTCAAGATAAAGTTTATAGACAATTGAATGAAATTATTTTAGACTACATCAAACACAATGATAACAAGTTTGCCAAAAATCTTAAAAACTTTTATTATTCCATTATCAACATGAATACTAAGGATGATAGCAAAAGGAAATGCAAAGAAATCGTAAAGAAAATAGATGAATTAAGAAGTAACAAAAATAATGTCTGGAAATTGCTTGCATTTGCCAACAAAGACGAAGTTGTTAGACCACACGCTCCATTTGTCTGGTCTGTAAACCCTGACAACAAAGAGTCAAGTGTTAATAGATGTTGCATTGATGCTCCAGCTCTTTCTATTGTTGATATTAACGTCTATTTTGATGACGGCATTGACATTGAATATAAAAATGGAATTAAAAAGGAATTTAAGCGCTTTTGCAAAGAACTTTTTGACACAACTCTTGGTCCAAATCATCATTTGAACCCTGCGGCCGTATTTGAAGTTGAACAAGAAATGATGAACGCTCTTATATGCACTAAAGTAACAACCAGTTTGGATTCTTATAATAAGATTAGTGCTCACGAAGCTATGTCTAAGTATGATTTTAATTGGACAGAATTCTCAAAAGATCTTGGATTTACTTACACGCCTGAATTCTTTATAACATCAAGTAAAAATTACTTGAAGTGTGGCACTGAATTGTTATTGAAAAACTGGGACTCTGAAAAATGGAGAACTTATTGGATTTATATATTCGTTAAAAAAATTGCTAGAATGACAGAAGGCTGGGAAAAAATTAACTACAACTTTTTTGGCAAATTTCAAAGAGGACAAACCAGAATTAATGACAGCGATGCAGTTAGTGCATCTTTGTATATGTCGGTGCCGTTCAACACCTTCTTAACAAATAAATACGTTGAAAAATATGAAACTCCTGAAAACGTAAAATACGTTGAAGTGATGTGTAACGATTTGAAAGAAGTATTTACTAGAATTGTGAAGCGCAATAAATGGTTGTCTCCTTCTACCAGAAAATACGCCGTGCTCAAACTTAATAACTTGCATTTTGAAATTGCCAAACCGCAAGTTTTAAGAGAGGACCCTTTGCTTGATTATGGACACAGTGTCATTGAAAATGTGGATAAAATACACGAATGGCGTTTAAATCAATTTCTCCAATTAGAAGGAAAAGGTCTTGTTGATATTCCTATCATGGATTGGACTCAATATCCTGTTAAAATGGGCGGATCTCAGGCTTATATTGTCAATGCTTCTTACACACCATCCAAAAACAGCATTTATATTAACTTGGGTTACATCCAAAAACCATTCGTAGATTTGGAAGAACGCGGCATTGAATACAACTTGGCTCACCTTGGTTTTACAATTGGTCACGAAATGGGACACTCATTAGATGACTGGGGAAGTCAATACGACTATCATGGAAACTTGCACGACTGGTGGACTGCTGCCGACAAGAAAAAGTTCAAGAAAATTCAACAAGACGTTATTAAACAATATGAAGAATTTGCTGCGCGCGATGGAATCAAATTTGATGCCTCCATTGGAGTGGGGGAAGATTTGGCTGATATTGCAGGATTGGCCGCTTGCGACGAATATTTGCGAGATTATCAGACAAAGAATGAAGATATTGTTCCTATTAAAAATATTTCTTTTGAGGCATTTTACACGTATTACGCATTCCAACAAAAGCAACAAGTTGGAAAGAAAGCTCTTGCAGCTCAACTCAAAACCAACCCACATCCTCTTGATAAATACAGATGCAATATTCCGCTATCACGCTCTCAAATTTTCCGCGCTTTATATAACGTTAAAAAGGGCGACGGAATGTGGTGGCATAACACAAACACTGTCTGGTAAATGTTGCGTTTTTGTATAATATTTGAATTATTACTATATTTTTACAGTAATAATTAACATCCGCAATTAGATTTCTTTTTTATACAGAGCTAATCTAATATGTTATCAGCAATTAGTTATTTGCGTCATTCACATATTATATAAAAAATGCATGATATATTTAACCACGAAATCCCTTTTTATGACCCTTGGGAGTAATTTGTTGTTGGCTTTTTGCACCAGTACGTCAGGGTTTTATTCTTTTTTTATGTCCAAACTCTTGTTGATTTTTATTTATATCATTGTTATTATTATTGTGGGAATGATTTTTGTTATGTTTACTATTTTGATTTACCGTTTCACCATCATCAAAAAAATCTTCTAACGTGGCTTTACGATAAAAAGTATCTTGTTGCATTATAATCATCATGTTTCTATTTGTCTATATCTAAATTAATAAAGATATCTAACTTTTGAAAGGATGGCAACCTTTTTCAAAAAGGCTGAAAAAAATTGAAACTAAATAAATACAAAAATAATAAAGTAACATAGATAAGATGGCATCGCAAGACGTTAACCTAGCAAATAAATATCAGCAGAAGACTGACAAAGAACACATTCTTTCTAATCCGGATTCTTATATTGGTTCGGTTGAGAATGTTGACGCTTTTGTTTGGCTTCTCAATGAACTCGGAGAACGCATCGTTGAAAAAAATATTCTTCTTGTTCCAGGACTCTTCAAACTCTTTGACGAGGGAATTGTGAATTGCAGAGACCACGTTGTTCGTCAAGCTCAAGCAGTTAAAAATGGAGTTGCCAATGCACTTCCAGTAACCAGCATTGACATTGCAGTTCAAGACGATGGTACAATTGTCATGATCAACGATGGAAATGGAATTGATGTTGCTGAGCATCCTGAATATAAGATTTGGATTCCTGAGCTCATTTTCGGTCACCTTCGCACTTCCACCAATTACGACAAGACCGAGAAGAAGATTGTTGGTGGTAAGAATGGGTTTGGATTCAAGCTTGTTCTCATCTGGTCCATCCACGGTTCTATTGAGACTGTTGACCATGTCCGAGGATTGAAGTATACGCAGGAGTTCCGCGACAACTTGGATGTAATTGGCAAGCCGGTTATTATCAAGTGCAAGTCCAAGCCTTATACTAAGATTACTTTCAAACCGGATTACACGCGTCTTGGACTTTCAGGTCTGACTGAAGACATGATTTCATTGTTTAAGAAACGTGTTTATGACGTTGCCGCTATAACCGACAAGTCCGTCAAGGTCAAGTATAACTCGCAGGTCATTCCAGTAAAGAACTTTCAACAGTATATTGATATGTATATCGGACCCAAGGACGCAGCTCCTCGCGTTTATGAGGGCGATTCCGATGAACGTTGGGAATATGCAGTTGCACTTTCACCCAGTCACGAGTTCTCACAAGTTAGCTTTGTAAATGGTATCCACACCGCCAAGGGTGGAAAGCATGTTGATTACATTCTCGGTCAAATTACCAGAAAGCTCGTTGCATTTATTGAAAAGAAAAAGAAGATTGCGGTAAACGCAAATAGTATCAAGGAGCAGCTAATTCTGTTTCTGAGATGCGATATTGAAAATCCTGCGTTTGACAGTCAGACCAAGGACTTCATGAACACTCCTAGTGCAAAGTTTGGTTCTACTTGCACTGTCAGCGACAAGTTTATTGAGAAGGTTGCAAAGATGGGTGTGATGGATGCAGCTTGTGCAATCACCGAAGTAAAGGAAAACAAAGCCGCAAAGAAGACCGATGGAACAAAGTCCAAGAACATTCGCGGAATTCCCAAGCTTATTGATGCAAACTGGGCAGGCACCGAAAAGTCTGCGCAATGCATGATCATCTTTTGCGAGGGAGATTCAGCCAAGGCAGGCATTGTTTCCGGCCTTTCTTCCGAGGATAGAAACAATATTGGTGTGTATCCGATGAAGGGTAAGATTCTCAACGTTCGCGGTGAGCAAGTTAAGAAAATCGCAGAAAATAAGGAGATTGCCGAAATCAAAAAGATCCTTGGCTTGGAAACTGGTAAGGAATACAAGTCGTCTGCAGACGTTGCAAAGAATCTGCGATACGGAAAGGTCTTGTTCATGACTGATCAGGATTTGGATGGTAGCCACATCAAGGGCCTCGGCATCAACTTGTTCCAATCTGAGTGGCCTAGCCTAGCGCAAATTCCTGGTTTCATCGGTTTCATGAACACTCCCATCTTGAAGGCCAAGAAGGGTTCTCAAGAATTGGTATTCTATAATGAAGGCGAATATGAGGCTTGGAAGGAGGTAAACGACGGCGGAAAGAGTTGGAAGGTTAAATATTACAAAGGTTTGGGAACCAGCACTGGAAAGGAGTTCCGCGAATATTTTGAGAAGAAGAAGATTGTAAGTTTTGCTCACAGTGGCAAGCCATGCGACGACGCAATTGACATGGTATTCAATAAGAAGCGCGCAGATGACCGGAAGGATTGGCTTGAGGAATACGATAGAGAAAGCTATCTTGACACCAATCAGGAAGCTGTCGGTTATGATGACTTTATTAACAAGGAGCTCATCCATTTCTCCAAGTATGATTGTGACAGAAGCATTCCCAACTTGATGGATGGTCTTAAGATTTCGTTGCGAAAGATCTTGTTTGCTGCGTTCAAGAAAAACTTGACGTCTGAGATTAAGGTCGCACAGTTTTCTGGATACGTCTCTGAACACTCTGGTTATCATCATGGCGAGGCTTCTCTAAACGGAGCAATTGTAAACATGGCACAAAACTTTGTCGGCAGCAACAACATCAACTTGTTCACTCCCAATGGACAATTTGGAACTCGCTTGCAGGGTGGCAAGGATAGCGCTTCGGAAAGGTATATCTTCACTCAGCTGTCAAAGATTACGAGGACCCTGTTTCCTGAGATGGATGACAAGATTCTTAAGTATTTGAATGATGATGGCTTTCCAGTTGAGCCAATCTTCTATGCTCCTATTATTCCGATGGTTCTTGTAAACGGATCCAAGGGAATTGGAACTGGATTCAGCACTGAGATTTTGTGTTACAATCCGTTGGAGATTATTGGATATTTGAAGAATAAGCTTTCCGACAGTTCAAACTCTCATTTTGATTTCATGCCTTACTACGAAGGATTCAATGGAACTATTTCCAAAATTTCAGATGGCAAGTTCCTTGTAAAGGGCAAGTATGAGACTCTTGGCACAGATAAGATTCGCATTACTGAGTTACCAGTTGGAACGTGGACTGATGATTTCAAGGAATATCTTGAGACTCTGGCAGACACCGTTGACAAAGCAGGCAAAAAGGTTGCTCCAATTGTCAAGGACTATGATGATATGAGTAAGGACACAACGGTTGACTTTGTCATTACTCTGCAAAAAGGTAAGCTTGCTGAACTGGAAGCAGTCAAGTTGGATAATGGCTGCAATGGTCTTGAGAAGCAATTCAAGCTGTTTACCACTAGTTCTACAAGTAACATGCATCTGTTTGACGCAGAAGATAAGCTCAAGAAATATGCAAACGTTCGCGAGATTATTGATGATTATTATGGAACTCGGCTTCAAATGTTTCAAACCAGAAAGGATTATATGATTGACGCATTGACACGTGATTTGGTTCTGCTTTCCAACAAGAGTAAGTATATCAAGGAAAACTTGGATGGAACTGTTGATTTGCGCAGAAAGAAGCGCGAAGAGGTTAGTAAGTTGCTCAAAGAGAAAAGTTACGCGGTGATTGATCAGGATGAAGAATTCAAGTATTTGGTGAAGCTTCCCATGGACAGTGTGACTGAGGAGAATGTTGCAAAGTTATTGAAGGAACATGGCGACAAGGCTGTTGAATTGGAGGTTGTGAAGTCAAGAACAATTCAGCAGATGTGGTCTGGTGAACTGGATGCACTGTCAGCCGAATACGCAAAGTATAGAGAGGAACGCGAGCGCAGCGTATCAGGGACTGGTAAGAAGTCCGGTGCAAAGGTTGTCAAGAAGACAAAGTTGGTTGTTGCAAATTAAATTAAATTAAATAAAAAAATATTGTTTTGTTGTTGTCTTTGTAATATTATTTTTTTTTGTTTTTGTTTTTTGGTTTTGTATTTTCAGGACCTTGGGTAACAAGTTCCATTCATAGTTGAATCCAAAATCTCCAAACTTTTTGACCTTGAGAAATGAATCCAAGAGAGAAAAAGTAATTCAAAATTATATTAAATTATTTTTTCTTTTTGTTTAACGTCTTCTATAAGAGCGCCTTTTATTCTTTCGGCTTTTTCCCTTGCGAGATTTTTTGCCCTTATTTTTATTTTTGCGCGTTCTTCTTTTTCTGTGTCTTCCACCCATTGATCCAGACACGTCACCCAATTCACTTGTTAAAATTCCAGAGAATGCTAATGCAGCATCTGATGCGTCTGCAACACCAGTATTAACACGATCAATAAAATTGCAAATAGCTCCTTTAACCGCCGCATATCCAGCCGCCGTTGAAGTGGCTGCACCAGACACAGCCCCTCTAACACTTTCATACGCACCTCTTGTTCCTGCAGAAACTCTTGCAATTTGCTCTTCCAATGCAACCTTCTTAGCCGTCATAGAACGTGTTATGGCACCAGCATAATCTGTTATCGCGGCATATTGCGCATTTAATGAATTTAATATTGCCATCGCATCTTCTCTCGCTTTAAATCCAATACTTAAATATCTACCTATCAACATAGCAGGTGTCATTCTTGCAACTGCTCCAACAGCTGGGCCAGCCACGGATCCAATGGCGCTCCCAACACTTCCAACCATTGGAGCCGCGGCATATAAACCGGTTCCAACCGCTCCCATTGCCGCCGAACCAGCTGAAATGGCGCCGCTTAAAATGGCGGCTAAAGCATTGTATAGTGCTGTTATAGCGACCGAAGTTGCAACATCCAAACCATATATAGTCATATAATACTGCAAAGTTACCAAACCGCCATATCCGGCGCCAACAACCGCGGCAGCTCCAGCCAAAATAATTGCTGAATCAACGGCCAAACTTACATAACGATTGTCGCACGCAGCTCCACCTCTTAACTTTCTCTTTCCGCCTATTTTCATGCCTGGTTCATAATCTGGGTCATCTTCTTCAGGACCATCCTGCATTCCGGCAAACGCTCCTTCAACTCTGCCTGGACTCATTCTTTTTCCCATCGTTAACTCTGACGCGGCATTTAACTCTCCAATTAATGCTGCCAATGCTTGTGCCTTTTCATCTTCTGATGCCATAGATATATATTATGCCTATAAAAAAACGTCTAAAACCAGGGTTTTAATTCTAACTGCTTATCATTATTTTGGGACATAACTGGAGGGTCCATTGGCTTATACATTGTGCTTGCATCTATCAAGTATTTATGGTAACCAATCGCTTCGGAATAAACTTGATGTATGGAATAATCCAAAACAATCTTATTCAATTGTTCCACTTGCTGTTGAACATTTGTTGGCTGATTGGCTGCGTGTTGCAAAAATGTGCTGCGCATAATGATCTTAAGAGTGTCTCCGTCTTGGTCACTTATCACATATTGACCATTTGACTTGTGGTAAACACCGGCTCTAATACCATTTTGAATTATGCGAATGTTGTTTTGAGAGAAAAAAGTATTTGACAAGTCTGTGTTATCCCATAAACCTTCTGTAGGATTCCTAAAAGTCGCACACTGGTTCACTGGTATTTTATCATACATCTGAAATAAATCAGTTGTTTTAGGACCATTAATATCTACTCTTCCATTTGATGGCTTGCAATTCATTATATTATTCTAACAGAAGAAAATATTATATCCTATTATTTTATACATATGAATTTTCAATCCACAGTTTTAATGATCGCCATAATTATTCTTATAATTTGCATGATTCTTATTGGTATCGCTTTAGCAAAATCCAAAAGCACTCAACAATGGCCTCCTCTTGTTGGCGATTGCCCTGATTATTGGGTTGATATGGGCACCGGTGGTTCTCAGTGCGTTAATAGAAAGGATTTAGGCACTTGCAATGCTAGCGTTCCTACAGGCCAACATTTACAAATGGATTTTACTGTTGCTCCTTATATTGGTCAAAATGCCGCTTGCTCAAAATACAAGTGGGCAAACGGTTGTGGCATTACTTGGGATGGCATTACTTCCGGTGTCCCAAATCCTTGCGATGCTTCTGGAAACACTGTCTAATAAAACAATAAAAAGCAAAACAAAAATGAATTATTATGATAATTATATTATGTTATAATTATTATAATGGCGTTTAACCTTGCATTAATTAAAAATTTACCTCTTGAAATTGAAATGTATATTCAAGATTTTATACCAAAGCAGGTTTTGTGTTTTTTAAATAAAAAATATTATGTCAAATATCATAAATACATAAAAGACTGGGTTGCAAAAGAACTATATGAAAATTATTTGCGAGACATGGTAAGGCGCGACAATGACTTTGTTTTTAACTTTTTGGTTAAAGAAAATTATAAAAAATGGCTGAAAATAAAAAAATATAGATATAAAAATATAATTTATGGCAACTACATTTGCTTTATGGAGAGCTTTTGCATTGAAAATCAATCAACAAACTGTAGAAACTCATTAAAAGAGTTCCTCAATAAAACTGGTTTGAGTAAAAATCAGCATAAAAAGAATACTATTACAAATATAATATGGAGAAACTAAACTTGAATGAAATGTTAAACAGACAATCTGATGTTATTAAAATGAAAGAAACGTTAAAGGATTTTGAACTCAATAAACATAACCATTTATTTAAAAAGGGCATTTATGTTTACGGTGAACCTGGAACCGGTAAAACTACGTTTGTCATGGATATATTAAAAGAAATGAATTATGATGTTGTTAGATACGACGCAGGAGATATAAGAAATAAAACCATTATTGACACCCTCACAAAACATAACATGTCCGACAAAAATATTATGAGCATGTTTCATAAAAACATTAAAAAAATTGCCATTGTTATGGATGAGATTGATGGAATGAATAATGGTGACAAAGGGGGAATAAATACACTCATCAAACTCATTCGTCCCAAAAAAACTAAAAAGCAGAAGTTAGAGGAAGTCACACTAAATCCAATTATATGCATAGGCAATTATCACATTGATAAAAAAATTAAGGAGTTGATGAAGGTTTGTAATACTATAGAACTCAAAAAACCAACTTCTCCACAGGTTACAAATATGATTAAAACATTGATGCCAACAGTTGAAGACCCTTTGCAGCAAAATATTTCCAATTTTATTCAATACGACCTAAGAAAGCTTAAAACTATGTTTAACATTTATCAAAGCAAGGAGGGTATTCTAAACAATGATGTTATTAATAATATATTCCAAGTAAAATCTTATAATGATGACACCAAACAAATAACTCAAAAACTAATTAATAGCAAATATCACATAAATGATCATCTATCTATTATGAATGAAACTGATAGAACCATTGTTGGTTTATTATGGCATGAAAACATTATTGATGTTTTAGGAAAAATGAAACCCAATGCATCAATACCAGTTTATTTGAACTTGTTAAACAATATGTGTTTTGCTGATTATATTGACCGCATAACATTTCAAAAGCAAATATGGCAATTTAATGAGATGAGTTCTCTCATCAAAACGTTTAAGAATAACAAATTATATCACGATTCTTGTAAAAAGAAACCAAAGTATAACCCTTTAGAGGTTAGATTTACAAAAGTATTGACGAAGTATTCAACTGAATACAATAATTCTATTTTTATTCAGAATTTGTGCCAACAGCTTGGAATGGATAAAAAAGACTTGTTTGCATTCTTTTTGGATTTGAAAAATAAATATGACGACAATAACATTGCATCATTGTTTGAAAATTATGAAATTACCAAACTGGACATAAATCGTATTTACCGATATTTGGAAAAATATACCAAGGTTGATGCCGAAGATGGAGAAGAAGCAGTTGACGCAGATTTGTCTGATGGAGAATAATCAAAGTGGTTTTTACTTATCCATGTCAAAATCCCAATCCTTAAATAAACCTCCTTCCAACAGATTTGGTTTATATTCTGACGGTTTATCGTTGAACTGTTGTTCATGATTTTCTATCGCTTTTAATTTATTTATTTCTGATTCATCGTCGCGTTTTATGTAATTTAACAATGCCAATTGAGCAAACATTTTTTTGAAGTTATATATCTTTTCCTCAGACATTACGTTTGTCACATTAAACGTTTGGCAAATTTCTGTTGAAGAATTGTTAATCAAATATCGTTGATCATATCCGCTTAACAAATTTGGCGTTCTTTTATTAAAGTTATACTCATTTAACATTTGAGGCACTGTTCTCGTCAACAGAGAAAAAATCAATAAGGTGAGATTCATCTTATTGATTATAAATGAAAAAATTTTATATTGTTATTTGTATTGTTATTTTTGTTCTTGGTTTGGCGTTGGTTTAATTTATAACGGCTGCAACGCGACGGCGCGATTGCTCTGTCTCGCGCTCAGAATCCAATGTCACGATTGCGACTCGCTGCTTCGCTGCAAATGCTGCCCTGCATGCATTGTCCACAGCACAGTGTTGATGCCGCTCGTATTGCTCAACGGAGTCATAGAACAAGGTCACCGGATTGTCGCTTTTAAATTCTCCGGTGCAAATGCGCGTCTTGAAGTATAGATCCTCGCGCTTTGAACCAACGCGATGTCCATAATACTTCTCACCAGTGACTGCGTTCCGAATTGTGGATCCTGTGTCACCAGAACCAAACATGATGACTTGCTTCATCTTGTAAGCGTCAGAATCATATCGCTTGGTCTTGAAACAGAGCTTGTCGTCCACTGTCTCTGTCAAGACCTTATTCACCTTTTGTCTATTGGACCTGGAATTGACCGAGACATTGTCGTCATCGGCGTCATTGGTCATTTGATACTTGTAATCGTAATTGCGGCTCATTCTCCGAGGGGTTGACTGTGATACTTTAATCATACAGACTTCTCTCTAAATCAATTTTTTTTCAATGAAATAAAGAAAATCAAAATAAGATAAAATCAAAGAGATGCACTTTGGGTTTTCTGTTGAATTGATTTTTGGATTATTTCTTTTATTTTATTTTCCAAATAAGACACCTTTGTTGCCAGTTGAGTATTTTCTTGCATTAATGAGTGTATTATTTGAGTTTGTTCTGACAATTTTCTCTCATAAGCTGTCGCCAATTCTATTGGATTTGCATTCATTATATTTCTTTGTTGATGTTGCATCATCTTTTGATGATTTTCAATTGCTTCTGCTCGCTTCTTTGTAAGTTCTTGTATTTGCTGATGAACCTCCGGTTTATGCTCTGGTCTTCCTGGTTCATAATTGTTAAGCATACTATCAATTGAGTTCATAAAAAACTCTTTTACATCCGGTTCCTTAACAAAATCGTCCACAGTTTTTTCGGAAAACGATATATATGGATTTGGGCTTTCCAACATTGTTTTCTTATCAAAAGAATTATGAACATGAGAAAAAACCAAAATAGACTTCATAGGGTCCAACTGAACAAATGGTATTGTGTATCCTTTTAAAAACGCCTTTTCTTCTGCAAGCGCCTCATTATCATTATAACGCGTTTGTTTTAAAAGTTCTTTGCGAAAAGCAAACGTCGCAGCAGTAGAATGATTCGGTCCATATGGTCCAAATTTATACATCTTGTGAATATGTTTAAAATAAATATACATTTCACTTGAACCGGCGCAAAGAGCTTGCGGATTCTGTTGCAGAATTTCTACCGCGTGCGACACTCTGTCAGGCGGATAATAGTCGTCGTCATCCATATAAACAATTATATCACCTTTTGCCTTTTCATGCATCAAATTTCTCTTTTTACCTAGATTCATTTTGGTGTCATATTTAAAATATTTCACTTGAGGAATATCCTTGACAAGGTCTTCTATTTTATCAGTTCCATCGTCAATAATAATCCACTCCATTCTATCCTTTGGATATGTCTGATTTTCAAAACACTTTATAATTACAGAGTAAAACGGTCTTCTATTAAAAGTTGGAGTGCATATACTAACAAACGGCAACTTCTTATTTTTTTTATTATCTCCCATGGCTTCTATTTAAAATATAATATAAGAGTTTTTTATATTATATTCAAAAGCTTAATTTAAATTTATTTTCTTCTTCTTTTTGATCCACCAAATAAATTTTCAATCTTTTCAATCAAAGTGGGTTCTGGTTCAGCCATTGCAGTTGGTATACACTCTTTTTCTGCTTGCACGTAGTCACCTAATCCAGATGTTGAATGATCTATTCCCTTTGGAGTGTATTGTTGATAAATTCCTGTAAAAAAGTATAACAATATGCAAGCAACAATGGCAACAAACGCAGAGTATCCACCAAAATTACTATTTGCACTAATAATAATGTTTATTGACATAAGAATCATGATTATGCTCATTTTGAATTTTAATATATTTTTAATGGTTTCGCCTAGACCATATGGTTTACCGGTTGTTGCGTTCTTTGATTTCATAAATAAAGGGAAAAATATGCAAAATGTGGATATCAAGAATGATAAAATAGGTATAATAAGCCCCATTCCAACCAAGAAGAATGCAATAATAAACCAGAATATATAGAATAATGACCAATACCACGTCAAAATTCCCCACATGTCTCCACTTATCCAATTTGTTGAGGTTGCGGTTTCTGTTTTTTCACTAAAAAGTAAATGAATGTTATAAAACCATAAAAACATTAAATAGAAGGTGTCTATTAATCCAGTTAAAATATATATAAAAAATGATAAAAACGGACCTAGTATTACGATCAATGTTTCAGGAACAAATTCGTTTATAAAATTATATATTGTGTTAATGATTTTAAAATTGCACGCTATAACCTCTTGTAACGTGGTTGCAATATACAGTTTAAAAACGCTGGTTTTAGGACCATTGATCATATTTTTTAATGCGCCTAGAGTCTTCTCAATCGTTTTTAAATTCTCATCCAATGGAAATTTCAATTTAGTTGACCATATACCCTTACCAGTCTTCACAATATTAATGTCCACTGGCAATTCTTTAATAGGTGGCGCAACATCTGTGTAAGGCGCAAACGCTAAACATGTTGGAAGTATGTTAGATTGCGCTACTTTTCCTGTGTATAAAAATAAAGAACCTATTAATAATATAATGCCCAAAGTGAGTAGCTGATTGAAAACGCTGAGAGAAAAACTCAACAGCGCATTCTTTGGTTTTTCGCTTTTATTTTTTTTATCATCTATAGCTGATGTATCTGACATAACTATAATAAAACGATATAATATTTTATTCATTAAATTGCTAAAAATCTTTTTATCTAATCAAAATATATAATGAGCAAACTATATTTAATCATTTGGTCTTTTATTCTGTTGTTTTTGACTATTTATATTTTTAACTGGGGAGACTATTTAATAAAAAATGGATATGTAGTTGAGCACTTCACTTCATTGGGTCCCTTTGCTGACAATGGAGGTCCTTCAACAAATCACACAGTAAGTTTGCCTTTAACAACTACAGTGTCTTGTCAAAATATGTGCGGACCCAATAATAGATGTTCATTAACTGGTGAACAATGTAGTTCTGATATTGATTGTTTTGGTTGCAACCCAAAAACAAAGCAATTTGCTCCTGAAAATAGCCAACGTATGACAGATATTAACGGTCAAAATGATGCAGGAATATTGACCACAAGACAAACACCCACTTACTCTGTTTTAACAACTGATATTGGCACTCGCGCTAAATTGGTTAATAAACCAGACACTCCTCCGCCAGGATATTTTAAAGGCGTGGATACATGGAGAAAAACATTTGACGAACAAAAAGAATTATTTGACAAACGCTATAGTCCATCGTCTCAATCATTTATGCCAAATTATCCAACAAGACCAACATTAAGTGGCGAGTTTGTTGATGATGGGCCGTTAGCTGCAAATGACTTTCTTTAAGTATGAAAAATAAATATATTATTGTATATTATGAAGATAGTATACAATAATATGGAAATAACGAATGGTTCTTACATCACGCCAATGCAATCACATTTGGAACCTAAAATAGAATACACAGCAACCCCCACGGCGCTTTACACTTTGATTATGTATGACCCTGACGCCGTAGTTGGGAATTATGTACACTGGGCTGTAATAAATATACCAGGCGGAAATGTATCCAACGGCCAAGCGTTACTTAATTATAAAGGTCCTGCCCCACCCCAAGGATCTGGAATTCATCGTTATATATTTTTGATTTTTGAACAGATGGAGAGAATAAACGCACAAAATATTCCTGAATCTAAACGTTCAATGCCATTGAATGAATTATATAAAATATTGAATGCCGAATTGCAATTAAATTCTAGCGCATATTTTACAAGTGAACACGAAAAAAGTGGCGGAAAGAAACGCAAAAGAAGCAGTGCAACTAAAAAAAGAAAACTGCGCCGAAAAAAAGGCACTAAGAACCGATAAACGTTGTAATAGTTATTTCTTATCAATGACGACCTCTTTTGCAATATTGCGAATTATTTTATCGCACTTTTTATTATCATCTTCTGAGGTAGAACCTCCCATAGATTCCAATAATATATTTTGGTATTCCAAATGTTTTTTAGTTTCAAAATCTTCGGATGATGGATTTTCTTTTACCCAAATAGGGATTTGTTTGATGTTTTTATTTTCAATACCCCTTATTGCTTGTTTTATTTTTATATTTTCGCCGTTTTCCTTTTCCCAAGCGTCTTTGTCTTTCACATATAAGGTTTCTCTCTTCAAGTCACTGCAGTGGATCGGTCTTTTAAACACATCAAGTTCATGCAAGTTCCTCAAGAAGATCTTACTCATTCCCTCTACATATCCGACTCTTCCAATCATATCAAGGTCTGACAATTGCAGTTTGATTTGATTCACAAAGTCAACTAAATTAAGAGCATCTTTGCACTGTTCATTCAAGAATAATTGTAAATTAAACTGATTGTTATTTGTATTGCTGTTGTTTGTTGTATTGTTAATAATGGTATTCTTCTCTTTTGCGAGTTCCATTATTTGCTTATTCTGTTCAATAATAAGGTCTTTAAACTCCTTGTTTTGTTTAAGTAGCTCAACAATTATATTATTTGAGGGTTGTTCTTCGCCAACACTTTCGCATTTTTTCTTATGAGACCATAATCCGTTTCTAGATTTATAAGTTTTTAAACATTTTTCGCACGTGAACAGGGATTTTTGGGACAAATCTGTCACCAAAACGTCACTATCCGTCACAAAAACCTTTTTTTTGTGTTTTATGGTGTTGATGTGTTTACTGAAGTCCTTTTTATTACATGTATTATAGTCACAATATTTGCATTCAAAAATAGGGGATTTTAAGGAGAGATTTGTCACCATTTTGTCACTAAACTAGTGACAGAAAAAATCCCTAAATCCTTTTCCGCAAAAATATGTAAAAATTAGCGTAACAATTTTTTACAATTTTAAAAACTTTTTAAGACCATTTAGCTCACATTGGCGGAATTTTGACCCCTTTTTCATAAAATATCGGCGCTTTTGAAAATTGGACATTTTTTTTGTCCATTTTTTGATTTTGGAAACACTTTTGCCCCCTTCTTTTTTTCAATATTTCGCCCTGACTGAGAATATAAAATCAAAATAATATATTTTAATTTTATTACCTATTTCAATGCGCCTATGTAAGCAAAATCCTTAAGCTTAATGCGTAACTGATTAATTAGGCTCATTTTGTTGTCTGTGACGAACTGACACGACAAAATTACTCGGCGCTGATTTGCGCAAAGCTTGGATGCTCTGTGGTATAAATAATTGCCTTCAAAACACACACCATTTTCATTCAAATCCAGACTGACAATCTCGTTTTTATTGTTTTTGAATTCAAACTTAGTGCATGTAAGGTCAGTGGTTATTGGAATTAAAACTGTGAAGAATCTGCCGTTATAATAGTTGTGATCGTAGTGCCAGTTAATCCAGTCTCCCTCTTTTTCGTAAATCAATAGAACACACGACGTTGGGAATGATAAATCTGTTGGATATACTTTAAATCCAAGAAGATCGGAAATTTTGTTGCATAGTTCATTTTGATAGAAAGGTATAATGCTCTCGGAGTTTTGTGCTATTTGATTTGTGGGAATTGTAACGCCTGCTTTATTTGGAAGCGCGCAATTCGCAATGTTTTCGGCGAAAGATGTTATTTCAACGCGTTTTTGAATGGATTTGTCTTGTAACATGGTTTGAATTTCGTTCATAGAATTATTTGATAATTGAATAGGAAATTCTTTATAAAGACAGAAATTTTTATTGCATTCATATTTTTTTTCAAGCTGACAAGAACCGGAATTATAAGCGTATACAATAGTTGCAGCAATAATAACAAGTATTATTGCTATTAAATATAACAAATATTTTGCGTATTTCATACTATAGGAAATATTTTTCATCTATAGTATAAAACAATATAAAAAATAATACAAGAATAAACAGGATAATTATGTTGCATACATAAGCCCACAATTTCCGCCAACAAAAGTAACCACATTATATCTCTCTTCAAATGTGTATAAGTTAAAATTGTAATCGTAAATTCTCCATGTTGGTTTATTAATGCCAATAATATTTCCAGTCTGAGGGTCGCAAATAGCAAGCGATTGTGCGTATGGGTCCAAAGTTGGAATAATTGTATTAAATTCCAACTCAATTGTGGTAAAACGACTCATATTAATTGCTCCATAAGGTTGGGATTCTAGTGGAGAGTTATAAGTGCCATAACTGTAAAAATAAATCCCAGATTCAGCAAATCCACCTGTTCTAACCCATTTTTCTATATAGTTGTAAACACCAACAGGCTGCAAATTCTCTCTATAAGAACCATCTAATAGTATTCCCATACTTAACAAAATTCCGTTTGCATTTGCTCCATGAGAGCCACCTGTAATGAACCATCCTGTTAATTGACCATTTGGATTTACTCCAGGTCCAATATCAACAACAGTTGTAGAACCATCTGGATTTGTTCTTGTAATTTGAAACGCGCCGCTAGTTGATGCAGGAACTATGTCATATGGCAAGTAATTGTATGGCCAATTAGAATAATTTGTCCACTCGTTGCGCAAGTTAACGTCGCTTCTTTTGAATACAAATGTCATACCTGATACCATTCCAAGTGAATCCAATTGCACTTTATTTGGACCAGTAACATTATAAAATATCTGCTCTCTCACTTGTTTAAATAGATATTTTTGTTCTTGAAGCGCAAATAATCTGGATTCCTCGTTGGAAAGAAAACAATATGTGCAATTTAAATGAACGTCGGCGTTCCATATTGTTCTTTTATCTACATAGGAATTCAGACCAAGCTCAACATCAGGAGGCGTTTGTAAGAATCTATAAAACTGCATATACCATAAATTAAAATTGGGAGCCACATAAGGGTAATTATTTGCGCCATCATACACGTCGCGAACGCGAAATAATTCTTGAATTGGGCGCATCGTAATATTAATATGTAATTCATTATACTGCAATGAAATTAATGGAAATGCCATTTGAGATTTAAAATTAAACCAACTATTTAATGGAATGTATAATGTTCTTCCACCAATAGAAGGTCCAGCACCATTTGCATTATAATAAGCATTTGGATATGAGTTAACTCGCGCTCCAGAATTTGCAGGGTCGTTTAATGACGCGGTGTTTCCGGTCATTTCATTAAATCCGAACACCTTTGTCCCTGTCAAATCGCGCTCAATCATAAGTTTTAAATATTCGCCAGAAAATTCTTGTAGCGTTTGGTTTCCACAAGTAATAGTAATACGAGATATCATCATTGCTCCGAGTGAACTAATCCATCTGAACTCATATGGAACCCATTTGCCACTGTTATATAATTCAGATTCTTGGTCCGTGTTAGGAGGCATAATAGGACTCCAAATGTTAGGCAAGTCAACGCTTAAATAACAATCCATTAAAAGGTCTGCATATCTGGGTATTTTAAATGTAAAGTTAGATTCTTCTGCTAAACGAAGAGTTTTTGCACCTTCAAAATCCACGCGAAATTTTTGCATTCCAAAATTTGTATAGCGAGCGTATGTTGCTTTGAAAAAAGTTTTTGAAGGGTTGCCATTTAATATGATATTTTGTTGTCCTTCACTGACCAATTGCATTAATCCACCAGCCATCTTTTAGATATACTATACACAAATAATTTATATTTAACTTTTTTGATTAATATTATTATATTTTAAAATTAGTATTATAATATAGTAGGACAATGGATACTACGAATAAAATGATGAATATGATGGCAAATCTTAAGGAGAACTATGCTGCTTATATGTTATTAAGCATGATTATAATTGTTATTATTGGGGCTCTATGGTATTATTTCTATATGAGAAATCTAGTGAATCGCGAATGCAGTAGTATGAGTAACCTATTTTCATCTTTGAATGGTTCAATAAGATCATTAAATGCAAGTGATCCAAATTGCGGTTATACTTTAAAAGATTATTACATTAAAACTTCATACAATTGCTGCAGTCCAGGAACTTTCAAAAATGACTATGTTTCAACGTGCGCGTTGAAAGACGTTTTAAAGCAAGGTGTGCGCGGTTTGGATTTTGAAATATTTTCAATAGATGACCAACCAGTGGTTGCCACGTCTACTGTTGACAATAATCATATTAAGGAAACTTATAATGTTGTCGCCTTTTCTGAAGTTATGAGTATAGTAACAAACTATGCGTTTGCTTCCAGTGGCGCACCTAATCCACAAGACCCAATAATTTTTCACTTTAGATTTAAGAGCGCAAACCAAAAAATGTATCAGAACTTGGCTAATATATTTAAAAGCTATGATTCATTCTTTTTGGGACCTGCTTCAAGCTTTGAGCAAAACGGAAAGAATTTTGGCAATACAAAATTACTGGATTTAGTTAATAAAAAAATAGTTGTTATTGTTGACAAATCAAATAATGCTTTCATGGACACTGAAGATTTTTATGAATATGTCAACATGACGAGTAATTCTATATTTATGCGTGCTCTCCACTATTATGACGTTAAAAATACACCGGATTTAGTAGAATTGCAGGAATATAACAAGCAAAATATGAGCATTTCAATGCCGGACATTGGTGAGAATCCGCCAAACCCAAGCGCCATTGTTTGCAGAGAAACTGGTTGCCAGATGATTGCGATGATGTATCAGAAGAATGATATTAATTTACAGGAGAATAATGCGTTCTTTGATAAATGTGGATATGCATTCTGTTTGAAACCTGAGAAGTTAAGATATATTCCAGTTTATGTTCCAGAACCTCCTCCACAAAATCCTGCACTTTCATTTGCAACGCGCGATGTTAAGAGTGATTATTACGCGTTTAATATCTAATCAACCTTTGAGAAAGGTTGAGCCAAATCAAAATAAAATAAAACAAAAAAACAAAATTATTGTGTTATGAAAAATAAAATAATACAATAATATAATATGCCCAAGACAAGAAAGAATGGACAAAAAACAAAAAATTTAACAATTTGTAAAAGTCGGTATGCGTTGTGCACGTCTGCTCCTTGCAAAACAATAAAGAATAAGCCTGGTAAAACCAGTTGCAAATGCACTGTAGAAAACGGTTACAACTTTGCGACAAAATCTTGCAATAGATTAAAGTGTCACAAAATGAAGAACGGTACGCGTCGTATTTACTCTACCTTTTCCATTAATGAGATGAATGACGGAAAAAGAATCACAGAATGCCCTAAGAAATACGAGTGGTCTGATTGCTTAAACCATAAATGCGTAGTTGATCCCAAGAATTCCAAAAAGGCAATTTGTGAGTGTACGTTAAGAAAATCCAATAAGAATTGGTTTACCATGGGTGCAAACAATCATAAAAAATTCTGCGGTAAAAGCAAATGGTCTGGAGCTCATAAAGCAGATTTTTACGCCACACGAAAATTCTGGAATGGTTATTTTGATAAGAAGACACATAAAGATGGTAAAATGATTGGAAATCCTAAGAATATTATAAATAAATTGCATTAAACAATTACTAACAGTTTTCTTTTTTCTTTTAATAATATAAGACGATTAAATGAAAAATATATGCGATAAATCAATGAGCTTCCAGGAATGTGAATTAGCGATATTAAGAAGTGCGGTAGATAAAGCCGAAGAGCGTTCTGGAAGAGCTGTAGCCAATTCAGGAGAAGTAAAGAAGATAATTGGAATTGTAGAGAACTTTATCCGCAGAAAAAAAGTGATATGCTATGGAGGAACTGCGATTAATAATATTTTGCCAAAACAAGACCAATTTTACAATACAGAAGTGGAAATACCAGACTATGATTTTTTCTCTTTTAATGCGTTAAATGATAGCAAGGAATTAACGGATGATTACGTGAAAGCCGGATTTTTAGAAGTAGAAGCAAAGTCAGGACAACACAAGGGAACATATAAGGTGTTTGTGAATTTTATACCAGTTGCGGACATTACATTTTTGCATAAGGAAATTTACAAGGCGGTAAAACAAGAAGCAATAAAAATAGACGGCATTTTATACGCTCCTCCGAATTACTTGAGAATGTCCATGTATTTAGAACTTTCAAGACCGGCCGGCGATGTTTCAAGATGGGAAAAAGTGTTAAAGCGTTTAACGCTTCTCAATAACAACTATCCTTTAAAATCCGCGCATTGTGATGACATAGAGCCTTTTCAGAGAGAAATGATAAACAAAGAAGATGAAGACAAGATATTTGAAATAACTAGAAATTCATTTATTAACCAAGGGGTGGTGTTTTTTGGTGGATATGCAGTAAGCCTCTACTTGCATTATATGCCAAAGCAATTGCATAAAAAGTTAGAAAAAATTCCTGATTTTGACGTTTTATCGGAAGACCCTAAGAAGACAGCAGAAATTTTGAAAGAGCGTTTGAAGGACGCAGGATATAAGGCCAAAATTGTGAAACAAAAAGAAATAGGAGAGATAGTTGCACCACACTATCAAGTTTTAATAGGTGCGGATACAATTGCGTTTATTTATAAGCCAATTGCTTGCCATAGTTATAATATTATTACGGTTGACAAACAGCCTGTGAAAATAGCAACAGTTGATACAATGTTGAGTTTTTACTTGGCATTTTTATATTCTGATCGCAATTATTATGATACCGAGAGAATAGTATGTATGGCGCAATTTCTGTTTGAAGTGCAGCAGAAAAATAGATTACAACAGAAGGGTCTTCTAAGACGATTCAGTATAAGCTGTTATGGGCATCAAGAAACAGTGGAAGAGATGAGAGCCGAAAAGGCTGAAAAGTTTAAAGAGCTGAAAGAACACAGCAAAAAGCAAGACAAAGAATACGAAGAATGGTTTTTGAGATATAGACCAGCGGACATGCTTTCTCAAAAAGAAAAAAAGAAGGAAGAGAGAAAAACAAAATCAAAAACAGCAAACAAGAGAACAAAGAAAAATAAAACTGTAAAACGAGGCCGAGGTGGATTGTTTTTTTAAAAGCAGAAATAATCAATAAAAACTATATATAATTCCTTTATTATTTTTGATAATATTTTAAAAATAATATGCTCATAAAGCTCATTAGGTATGTATTTTTTTAAATGGAATGCCGCAAAAACTGAATAAAAAATGACACATTCAACGATCCATTTTAAAATGCGATTGTGAAATGTCTGATATAAAGACCATTGGTTTACGTAGCTGCACATTTGCGTGCTATTCTGTTTAACATAAAACAGATGGATGTCCAGAAGACCTGCAAGTATGCGGTGAAAATTGTTTTTTTCATTTTTAACGGACAACATATAATGAATTTTGTCAGAGCCAAACAAGTCCAGATAAAGTGTTTTTCTATTAGTTTCAAACGGAAAAATATATGGGTTGACTCCGTCACAATAACGGTTTTTATAAACCATATTTCCATCAGCAATAAAAGGAACAAAACAAGACTTGTAAATAGTGTCAATTAATTCATCCGTGCTTTTGTACTTGCTTTTAATAATTTTCTTTCCTTTTTTAATGTCATAATATGTAATATACAAGACGTTATTTAATTTTAATTTTGCAGACGTTGAATTAATGCGAACTTTTATTTTATCCAAACAAGATTTGAACGCGTGAAAGTGGCGAGTTTCTTTAAATTGCTTTAGAACTATATTATATAATTCAGGCATCAAATCCAGTGCGTCTATTTTGTATAGGACAGCGCAAACCGATCCAATACTGCAACTGGAAATTTTATTTATGGTTAAATAGTTTTGTTTTTCCATTTCTCTCAAGAAGTAGAGGGCGCCGATTAGGTAACTGCCGTTAAATATTCCTCCGTCCAGAATGAGATTAATGTTTTCTGGCTCCTTTCTCTTGGGCAAATTTGCCATTAAATTTTGAACGTAGTTTTCAATGATATGCATAGTAATTGTTATAAAAGTTCTATAACAATTATTGTAATTTATAACGAGATCCAAGTATAACAAGTCCTAAAATTTCTCATTCTTCATTAATCTTCCAATAAATGCACCAGGATCATCCTTATTCATTACATAGCAGTTAATAATTTCAGCCGGAGAATAAAAATACTCAGAAATCTTCTTTAATTTTCTCTCATCAATGTGTTCTGAATAGTATCTTTCATACATTTGTCTTATTATATCGCGCGACGCGTTGTCCAATTTAAGTGTTATGTCAATGCGCCCAGGTCTTATTAATGCCGGATCTAACTTGTCATAATGATTGCTACTAATTCCTAGAATTCGGCCTGGCGTCTCTTTAAGACCATCCCACAGATTCAGAATATCGTCCAATGTAATAGGATCATCTTCAAGCGGTTTTGTTACCGTGCTTAAAAGCTTATTTTGCTCTTCATTTGCTTCAACAAAGGTTTGAATTACATCTGCGACGTTTACTGAAGATGTCGGAGATAACGATGTCAAATTCAACTTTTTCCCAATACTAGTTCCAGATTTATCCTTAGCATCTTCTCTCTTCCATACAATTTCTCCAAGACAATCTATGTCCTCAATAATGATAATCTTTTTATCAAATCCCACACTATGAACCTTGTTACTAGAGTTATATCTGTCCTCAAAAAAGAAATCATCCAATTGACGCTTGGTTTTAATAAGTTTCAATGAGAGAATAACTATGTGACGTCCTGTCATGTTTGCAAGACATTTGAAAAAAGATGTTTTGCCTGTTCCTGGAGGTCCATGTAATCCGATTCCGAGAGAATAAGGTATACCCATTTCGTAATACCAGTCTTTGTTGTCAAGAAAGAATTGAATTTTGCTTAAAACTTCTTTTTGATTTTCAAAGAACATATTTTTAAATGTTCGCGTGCTATCAAAAGGATATTCACTCCAGCATTCATATTTGTAATCCTCATACTTAGTTTTAATTAGAGTGTAAATAAATTTTTGACTATTGCGACTTTCTTCAATGGCTTTTATATATTTATCTTTCAATTTGTTAACATAATTCTTAATGCCACTTGTATTTGTTTCATATGAATAAAGCGTCAACGTGATTTTATCCGTTTTAGTTGTTTGCTTTTCTTTTTCGCTTCCACCGGAATCTTCAGTGTAAAAATCTGCAATAGCATATATTTTGAGGTCGGCTTTATATAAAAATGGTTTTTTTTGAGATACTATATACATATCATCGTCATCATTATTATCATTCTTGTCGCGAAATTTATCCATTGTTGTATAGAGCTCTTTTAATTCGTGAATCGTTTTATTGTCGTCCATGGTTCCCAAAATGTCGGCCCACAATGCCTTAAATGCGTCTGTAAAACAAGACGATACTACTGGATAAAGATTATAAGTGCCAACACTAGAACACCGTTTGCCTTCATATGTTATTGAATATTTTTTATAAAACAAGCTTTTGATTGTGTCGCGAATATCTATATTCCATGACTTATTAAATGAATTATTTTCGTATAATATTTTTACGAGGTAACTTATTGCAACAAATCCTAGAGTTGAAAAAATTGCGTCAATAAGGTGATTCCCAGTTTTCATACGTTGAAAGAGAGAAATTTTTATGGAATCGTTAAATGTGGTTTGTAGTATGTCGGTTAAATCAAACCCTGGTGGCATGAATATATTAAATAGCAAAATGCGTTTAATATATTTAAAATAGTTTATTTTTGGTTATGATTATTTTTGGTTATGAAGTATAAAATACTCGCTTCAATTTATATTCTCTCATGCATTTGCTCAAAAAGCATTGACACTTTGCACAAGGTTTGGAATTCACGTAATTCCCATCATTCTGTCCTCTGCCAAATTTCATAATATACATATCTGCATCTTTCATCTTATTATAATTTCCGAGAGATTTTACCACGTTCTCTTCTGCATGCAAATTTCTATCTGTGTGCAAATAAGTGTTATAATAACTTCTGCTTGTTTCTTGCCGATAACCAATGCGATTCACCGCACTGGCTATAATTTTTCCTCTTAAAACAATCACAGCAACATGCGCAATCACGTTGGCTAGTCTGAATCGTTCAAAACGTTTATCATATTTAATTTCTTCTAATACTTTTATAATGTCTGAATTTGGCATTTTAAATGCACGGTTATTATTATATCGCGTTCTATTTTTATATTTGTTTCATTTTAAATTTTTATTTTTAGTGGGAGGAAAAAAATTGATGGAAAAGTTGCCATTGTTTTTAACTCAATATAAGAACAATGATAAAAGCAATTTGCAGTTATATTGCAAAGCGAAGGCTATGCAGAAAAATAAGAAAAAAGAAAATTGATGTTAATAGTCTTTGCGGAGTAAATTTATCGCACACAAATTTATCGCATATAGATATAAGAGGTGCAAAATTAAGCTTCTCTTCTTTGATAAAGGCAAATCTAAAAAATACAATATTGCAAGGGGCTGTGATTAAACACGCTTATTTGCAAGGAGCCAATTTATCTGATTCAAATTTAATATATGTTAATTTTGCAGGAGCAGACTTACGTGGTGCAAATTTATCTAATGCAAAATTATCAAATACTGATTTTACTGGAGCTGACTTGACCAATGCAAATTTAACGGACGCCAAGTTTGATAGAACTACCAATTTTACAGGTGCAAAAATGATAAATGTAATTGTTGACGTTAAAAGATTAAACATTGCTATTACTATAGGAGCCGAAATACAACCTTTGAATATAATTGGTAGAGTATTGCATAGTTTTAGTTTTAAATCGCACAGTTCAAAAAAAATTATGCCCATTGCAGATTAAAACCGGCTGAAATGAGTTGTTACTTTTGACAACACGTAATATAAAAGACCAAATAATGCACTTGTGAAACAAAACCCATATAAATTGACATTTCCATCCTTTGAAAACAATACAGGGAAAAACTTGTATAAGTAACGTCTGAAAATTGGCAACTGAAACAGAAAATACAATACCGAAATTAAAAGAGGAATTTGAATTTCTTCGTATAATTGGTCCAAACTATCGCCGTATTGAGCATTGTTCTTATAATTCTGAATAATATCCTCATTGTCTTCATAATCAGTAATATAATCATTGTTGGATTGAGGTGGAATGTAATTGGGTTGAATTTGAGGATCTTGCATCATTGCTTCTGTATTACGAGGAATATCTCTAGACGGTAATTGTGTTGCGCCGCTGGAACTAGCCTGTTGCAATCCACTGACAATTTGATTAATTGTAGTTTGATCTAAAGTAACTCCAGCGCCATTGGAATTCTGAACTGGCATAGAAGACATGTTTTCATTGGCAGATAAACTTATATTTCCTCCTATACTTCCTCCACCAGCTGGGTCGGTTGGTAAATCCATTATACTTGTTGTGTCTGACATATAATTATTATAAGAAGGATTTGATATAATAATTACGCAAAATCCACTTTTAAGAAAAGTGGAGCAAAAATGCAACCTTTTTAAAGGTTGCGCCAAAAGCGTCTGCGGTTTTGCAATACTTTTTTCAAAAGTATTTATTCCATTGCGACGTTTCTCTTCTGTGCGTCGCATTTTGTTGTAACAGGACTAAATTTATAACATTTGTCTTGATGTTTGTAAATCTTGTCTTCTATTTCGTCCATGGGAGGTGCTTTGAATATAATGCAATTTTTTCCCTTGCATACAGTTCTAAAAAACGTTGCCAACCCAAAACCTAATAAAGCGGACATTATATATTTACCGCTTTGAGTGTGAAGAAACCTTGTAAGGTGCATGTATATATTATATTAAATATTTTAAAATTTTGCTAAGTTTGCACTGGAACCGTTTTTATTTGCGAATCGTCGGCTGGGCACTTTACTTCAGTAGCTTGATAAGTAAAACAGTTGTCCGCATTATCCTTATATTGAACTTTTCCAATATTTTCTGGAGTTGGGTATACGTATACAGTTTTTAAATCAGGTCCCCAGATGTAAACAAAAAATAGACCAATTGCTAAACTAATAATGAAAGTTGGAATGTCAATGAATTTTGTAATCATGTTTTATAAATAATGTTTATATTATTTTTTCAGCTTTGATTCAACTTTTTAACAAACGATTTATACCCCAGCAGTCACTATATAGGTTTCCTTTGTATTTGGATTCATTGCAACTAGTTTACCTTTTACAAGTTCAATTTTAAAATTCAATCTACTTGCTTCTGTTGCGGCCATTGTGCCATCTGGTAAAAGTTTTGGGTGAATTGTTATCTTTGGCAATGGTTTATCTTCATCTTCATCTTCGTCAGAATTTTCGTCTTCATCAGAATTTTCGTCGGAGTCAGATTCAATAGGCTGCTGATTCAAGGCAAACCTGGGTTGTGACTTTAATTTTGTGAAATCTGGTTCTTTTTCTTTTTCTTCTTTCTCTCTTATATCCGGAATAGCAGAAGTCATTGCTTTTGCGTTGCGGACTGTTCTCTTTTGAGAGAACTTTTCAAGACCCATCTTCATTGTAACCACTTTTTGACCATGTTCACCAATATCCCATTCAAGGTCTTCAATTGATATGGGTATTTGAATTAAATGAAATGTGTTGTCATCTTCGTTGTATTCAACCCCATTGTAAGAGTATGTCTTCTTTAAAATATCATTTACTCTTGGTTGCATTGTTGTCACATACAATTCAACCGCATCAACTATAAATTGTGTATTTTGCGTTGAGTTATACTGTTGTATCATTGCATTAAAGTTGTCTAAATTGTTGTAAAATTCCAGTTTAATATTTTTGAGCTCTTCCTTTTTCTCTGCATTATCCGCTATATTTAGGTAATGTTCTAAAGTAAATTCGTGTATTTTGGTTGCATCGGCAACTTCTTCTTTTATGCTATCAAATTTTGCCACAGCTTGTTGAGCATTTATGTAACCAAATAACAAATTGTTTTTGTCTATGATAATTTCGTTATTATAACTCTTTATCTTTTCTTCATCTTGACGAATGTCATCAGTAATATTATATGTTACACCCAAATTGATTTTAATGTCTAACGGACATGGCGTTTTTCTATCACCGCACAAAGCAACGTATTGTCTCTCACCATTATTGGTTTTAGTAGAAAAAATAGATCCGACTGGCCTCTTACAATTAATGCACTTGGGTTTTATTTTAGCATATTCATTTCTTTTCTCTCGCCAACTCAAACCAGGAAGCTTAGAAATTTGAGTTTTATCCTTTTTAATATTGGCTTCATATGCGGCCTTAAGCTTGAAATATGTGTTTAAACCGTCTATAAACTTTTTCTTTTCTTCCATTTTTTCTTCATTTTTGTCGCTCATCATTCTATAGATTATATTTATATTTTTAAATATTTATTTTTATTAGAAATAATATCGTATTCGGTTTCCCAATGAGGAAGACCAGTGATTAATTCTTGATGCGCTCGCTGTTTAGATTCTTGAAAGTTTTGTATCTTTGATAAAATATACTGTTGTTTTTGTCTATTCTTCATTTCTTTTTCAACAGGAGTCAATTTACCTTTGTATTTGAAAAACAATATTGCTCCTAAAATGACAAGAAATCCGATTCCTAATGATATATTTATCAATAGATTGTTGTATGTATTTTTAAAAATTCTACATTGCTTTAGTGTTTCGCTTAAAAAGTATTTAACTCCAGGTTCTATCAAAGCAGGTTTAGTAAAATTGTCAAAGTTCATTATTTATTCCTTATAATTTACTTTTATAAAATCAAAATAAATTATACACAATATCTATATGGATAGTTCTTATCTCTCATTATTGATATTTATTGCAATAACACTTTTATATTATCTCGTTTTCAAACCAAAATTAAATGCATCTGCATTTGACGATGTGAGTGGTCAAGAATATGCTGCATATAGCAGCAAAAATAATGTGTTTTTGACTTGTTATTTTTTATTAATAGTTGTTACTCAAATAATAATGAACTCAAGTGTTCTTGTGAACACGTGCGGCGGAAGCGTGACCCAAAACATCGGTGCTGCATTTTTATTAACCATTATACCATGGTTCTTTATTTTTGGAATTGTTATTGTGGCATTAATGATATTTCCTGGTTTTAAATCAGCATTTTCAAATGTAATTGGATATTTTGCTGTGGCTGGAACGGCAAATAACATTTTAACTGAATTATTAGTAAATACAGATTTAAATCAAACTATAGACGATTCTACTGAAGGAAATGCTGAGAAAAACAAGAGCTTAAAAGGAGCGGCAGAGGCAATCATAAAGTTGTGTGGAAATATGTCTATATTAATTAATCAAATTGTTCCCAGCAACTTTGTTGAATACTGGTCAATGCTTGTTCCGTTAATGAAAGATCAATATCAGGCAGGAGCCCCTGAGCTTAAACAGCAGTTATTAGACACCGTTGTTATGAGAGATAATATTGGCGAAGCAATGTGGTATATTTACACCGCAATATTATTGATATCTATTACGCAATACAACATAATGAAACGTGGATGCACTGGTGATTTGGCAACAATGCAAGCAAGTCATGACAAATACTTGGAACAAGAAGCCGCGGTTAAAGCCAAAACAGAAAAGGCCGAATCAACTGTATACACAATGTAACAACCTTTCGCAAGTTTATGAGAAAGGTGGTTTAAAATAATGTTTGTCTTGACAAGTAATACAATACAAACAAGTAAGAAAGAATTCCTAAAACAATGGCTAAAAGCCAAATAGGAAGGATTGTTTTGTTGCGATAACCAATGCCAAACTCACGAATACTGCCATCATCTCTATATAAGAAACTGGGTTTGCCAATTTGAATTGTAATGAATATGACTAAAAATAGTAAAACACTAACAAGAGTAGGATTTTTTGCAATATAGGAACGATACATTAATATATAATAATATATAATTTGTATATTATTATTCTTCTAAATTTAAAATTACAAGTTATTAATCGCGTTCCTCCCAATCATCTTGGCCTTGTTCGGCTCCAAAATAGTCTTCACCTGCGTCATCTCCATTGAACCAACCAATATCATTTTCTTCTCTCTCAATATCAGCAACTGCATCTGCATTTTCTATATAATCTTCTAAATATTGATCCATGTTTTCATCAACAACATCTTTATTTTTTCGCAAGGACTTTTCAATGTCGGCAATCTTTTCCATGGATTCTCTCTCTTCATCATAAGTCTCCTTCACATATGTAGTTAGACCTTTTTGAAGACCCTTGCTCCATGCCCCCAATTTATTAATCTTTAAAATGGTGTCAGCGTCACGCTCTTCGTCGGTCATCGCCTTCAATCTATCTGTGAATGTGTCTTTCTCTCTTTCTTTGGATTTAAAAACTACTTCCATGACCTTATCGTAGCTTAGATCTACGATGTCCTTGTGGTTAGACATGATTGTTAAAAATGCGGCCAACATTTTGGCTGTTCTTGTGCGCATATCTTTGATATTTCCGAGTAAAACTGTTGCAACCGGTTTGGCCGACAAATGAAGCGCTGTTTCCTCCAAGTCTTCAACTGTAAATGACTC